CAAACCTTCTTTGAACTTTGTACCTTACACGGATTGAAACCGAATGTACATTACACCTACAACGGACAAGACCACGTTATTAAGTGGTACAACGGAAGCCAAACGATATTAATGGACTTGGCAGATATGCCCTCAGACCCCGACTTTCAGAGATTTGGGTCGATTGAAATTACTGACTATTTCGTAGATGAAGTAGCGGAAGTTTCGAAGCGTTGTATTGACATCTTGCAAAGCCGTGTACGTTATAAATTGATTAATGACAGAGCAAAGGGATTAATGACTTGTAATCCTTCAAAGGGTTGGTTGTATAATGACTTTTACTACGCTAATTTGAAAGGTGAATTGAGAAATGACCGCGCTTTTGTACAAGCGTTACCAACGGACAACCCATACATCTCGCAGACTTATTTAGAGAACTTACAGAAACTTCCCGAATACGACAGGAAAAGACTTTTAGAAGGCAACTGGGAGTTTGACGACGACTCTGACAAGTTGTTCAACACGGAGAATCTTCTTCGAATGTTCCGAAACGAAGTAATCAATGAAGGCAAGAAGTATATCACAGCCGACATTGCGCGTTTTGGGAAGGATAGAACGATTATTATTGTATGGGAAGGTCTAACTATCATCGATATAATTGAGTTGAATAGAGCAGCGCTGGACGAAGTTGTGAACAAGATTCGTTTAACCTGTCAACAGCACTCGATTTTATTGCAAGACGTAGTGTGTGACGAGGACGGTGTTGGTGGTGGTGTGGTTGACTTCTTAAAATGTCGCGGATTTGTCAATGGATCTAAACCCAAGCACCCGCAATACCAAAATTTGAAAAGCGAATGTTATTATAAGTTGGCTCAATACGTTGAGGAAAACAAGATAACGATTCTTTCAAGTACACGCAAAGAACAAATCATTCGTGAACTCGAAATGATTAAACGACACCGCGCAGACGTGGACGGAAAGTTGCAAGTCACACCGAAGGATATAATCAAGAACCGCGAAGGAATAAGTCCAGACGTTGCCGACGCTATAATGATGCGAATGTATTTCGAACTCAACCCTTCTTATGGACAATATGTTGTAGGTTAGCATAACTTAATTATATTAGCACAATGAAAATAATAGAAGCCTTCGGATACGATGAAATAGAAGAAGCCTTAAAAGGCATAACAACAATGGAGCAATTTGTAAAACAATATGCTGATGAAATTTTCACAAGAAGCAGAACTTGGAATCCAAATAGTCCTATAAAAGTAATAAAACACGCGTGTCAAATTGAAATGGATGCAATGATTAATCATATGCAAGAACACGAAGAAGTAATTGAATTTGCTCATAAAGTAAAACAAGAAATAGAAAACATACAAGAATGAAAAACACACCACTATACGAGTCTTTGAAAATGACTTACGACCGCGAACGCGAAATTGTTAATTCGCTTGCGAACTATTTTCAACAGGGAAAGATTCTTGGAGATATATTGCTTGAACTTTCACAGCGAAAAGATTTGAACGCGAAAGAGAAAATCTATCTCGCGCTTATGATTGGTTCAATGATGAGTAAGCCGAATGAAGAAAAGTAATTTATTGACGCAAGTTATTGCTGAATTAGAAGCGCGTGAAGCGAAGGGAATTGACACCTACGGTACAACGTTAGACCGAACTGATTTAACGCGTTCTGAATGGCTGCAACACGCATACGAGGAAGCGTTAGACCTTGCGTTGTATTTGAAGAAATTAAAAATTGAAGAAGATGGAAATTAACAAAACACCTGTTGCATACTTTTTTCACGAGTTAGCCGACATAAAAAAAAATGTTCCTTATGAATTACAAGCCGAAACTATTACGAACTTATATGCTTATTGCAGACGCGTAGAAAAAGAAATGCTAATTGCCTTTGCTGAATTTGTAGCGAAATACCCAGACAAAAATAGAAACGCAAACAATGAAATGTTACACGCAAAATCGAAGTACGACGGAGCAGAAAGGACGGTTGATTTATTAGACGAATTTTACATTCAAAACTTTAAGGAATATGCCAGAAAGCAAAACTAAAAAAGGAATATGTGTCTACTTGCACAAAGACCTGTGGAACGAGATTGACGAAAAGCGCGGTGAGAATAGTCGTAACACTTTTTTAAGTGAAGCGATTGAGTTCTCTTTGAAGTTCTACGTTCCCGAATCTAAAGTAAAACACTCAGAACAAAAGTAGAAAGAGCAGCTACTGAAGAAGTAAAGATTAAAGCGTGGTTTCTGCGCTTTTTTTGTTTGTCCAATTTTTTCTTTTCAACGTTTAGAGTGTTTATTTCCTGTGTCAATATGTCTTCCTTCTGTTCATAAGCAACGATTGTTTCTTGTAAGTTGTCAATCTTTTCACCTTCAATGTTCAATTGTTCTTTGAGGTTGTTAATTACAAGTGAATCTGAAGCAATTACGCTATCACAACTGTTCACCAAACGGATAACATCCACGCGAGTAATAGTATCTCGAATAACAATAGTAGAACGAGTTCTTTTATAGGTGGTTTTGGCTTTAGATTGAGCGTCTTCATAAGTTCTAAGTTCTTTATAAAGTTCTATTTGTTCAGCAAGTAAGCGGTCGTATTCGCCAGCGTTGTAGTTTATAATGCTATCTTGCTTTTGTACGTTTTCTTGTACGTTCTTTTTATCCGTACAACCCCACCAATTCCAACAAAGCACCAACCAAAGAAACGACGTTCCAATAAATAACAGTAATGCTGCGAGTATATTCTTTCTCATAAGATTCTTCCTTCGTGTATGCGGTAATTATGAACGCTGAACGCTCCGTTGTTTCCTTTCTCAACAATGGCGAAGCCGTGATTGTACTTCGAATAAGGGTTGTAATCGGGACTTAATTCAGATAAGCAACCAACACCCCAACAAGTAATAAACTTTCCGTTAGCGTCCCTCTCATTGTGTTCTGCTGTCTGGTGATGATGTCCGCACAATGCGCTCACCTTTGTCTTCATAAACAACCCACGCGCTACGTTGACAGAAGGAAGGAATTGTTTTCCAAATTCGTGTCCGTGAAAGATTGAAAGTTTGCCGATGTTTAGTTTGCTCTTTCCGTCAATCCATTTCACGTCGTGTTTATCGCAATGGGTAAGTGTTGGAAAGTCGAACGCGTCGATGTCAAACAATTCGGGTGCTTTAATTCGCATATATCTCCAATATCTTTCCTCGTGGTTGCCTTCTTTATAATAAATGTTAGCCGTTGGAAATGTATTTCTCAATGAAGCAAGGAATTGACGGATTGAATAAAGCTCGTCTTTGAATTTACGTTTGCGTGGATCCTTGACAAAGTCGGAAATCATATGACAATCGAGAGCATCACCATTCAAGATGATTGCGTCACACCCTTGTTTCAATCCTTCTGCGATGGCGCACTCTAACGCTTCGTTGTCTTGGTAAGGCAAATGGACATCTGAAAGAATCAAAAACTTGTTTCCCTTCAGTTCAACGTGACGACGTTTCTTCGAATAAGATTTAGGAAGTGCGTATGGGTTGGAAGGTCGTGGTGCTGTGTCAATCAATTCTTTTTGTGTGTTAGAAACTCTACTTCGCTTTCCAATCTTACCGCGAACAGTTCGAATGTAATTACGCGCGTGTTCCATTGAATCGAATGCTTCTGGATATTCAGTAAATAACTTTGAAGCCAATGAATGCGAAGGAGCATCGGGAAATTTACTGCAAATCTCCGCTGTTATTTTCCTCGCTTCTGTCTGTGGTCGTGCCATTTGATTTTTGTTTTGTGAACTTTTCGATTACCGTACCACCGAACAAACTACCTGCGAGAATTGCTAATGTATCGAACATTTCAATAGGGCAATTGTAGATAGTGAAGGTTGCAACGTAAGCAAAAGCAATTAAGTTAATTACTACGAAGATAGAAATAAAACGCTTACTTGAAACCTTAGTTGAACTTGTGAGTAATTCCTTCAACCACGACTTCAAATTTTCTTTCATAAAAACTTCAATACAAATTGAACGATTAACCCACCAACCACACCAGCAGCGGTTGCAATACCACCCAAACGAGCTACCTGCAAACGTTGATTCTGAATATATTTGTCGTGCTTCTGCACCTTGCTAACAAGACCTTCAATCTTCATTTCGTCGTCACCAATCAACACGTTGTATATACGGTCAATCTTCTTGTCCATATCCTGGAGCTGTTCGTGTATCAATGTTATTTCGTGTTCGGTGTTCATTTCTTAAAATACAATTCAATTTCAGCCTCACGACGACGAACAAGACCTTTCAATACAACACCACCGCCTTTATTCCAAAGACGAAAAGAATCTGCTATTGTTGGATCGTTAGGATTAGCGTTTACCTTTCTCAATACAGACGACTTTTTGAAGCCTCCTGTTCCGATGTTGTAAGCCAAAGAAACACACGCGCTAAACTGATTCTCATTAAGCGTTTGAGTTATCAGCGCACGAACGGATACCGCGAACTTATCAATGACGTTTTTCGCTAATTGTTCTGCACGCGCCTGAGTTATTACGTCGCCTTCCTTAACCTTCGTTCCGTCTTCGTAGAAGGTGTTTCCGTAGCCAATTGTCCACACGTTTGCAGGACACAAATAAGCCTTCAAACGACAGCCTTCAAACTTCTTCAGTAGCGCGTAGCCTTCAGCGTTAACTTTCATTTTTCAGTTTCTTTATTTGTTTCTCTTTCTTTGCTAAATACTTACGAAATTTCTCTTCGTAAATCTTGTGCATCGTTAAATTTTTCTTGCGTCCCCTTGTTGCCATTCGTTTTTATTTTAGTTTATCTCAACCAACCTAAACCGCGTCGTCTGTATTCGTATGGAAGTCTATCACGTCCGTCGCTAATCTCAAAAGCGTTCGACGGATACACATTTGTTTGCGACCAAATCTGTTGCGTTGTGTTCGTTGTGTACTCTGGAAAGTCCGACTGATTGAAACACAAATAGTCAACCATTCTTTGAGTGTAGAACATTGCTTGTGAACGCGCTTGGTCGCGGTAGTTTTGTAAGTCTGTTTGGCTGATTGGTGTTGTGTCTTCGCTTGTGCGAATAACAAGACTTCCGTTGTCCGTTTTAACGTACAAATGAGGCAAGACTTCGTACATAGTCCACCACATAACCATTCGACGCAAGTAATTGTCAAGAAGGGTTTCGTATGCGCCTGTAATATCGTCGTTTACAACGTCTTCTTTAATCTTATTGTAAAGGTCAGTTCCTAAATACAATTGTGCGTACTTGTCTTGCGACAAATAGATTGCAGGGTACATAAGCAACGGATCAACTGAACCGTTAATCCAAGTGTATTTTTTGATATAGTTTTCGTCTATTAAAAGAACTTCGGGTTGTAGTGCCATTTTTTTATGAGTATTTAAGTGAACCTCTGTTTGGTGTGTTAATTGGCGCAATGCCTTCTTGACCTTTTTGCGGAACATAAGGGTTGTTACCTACACGCTTGTCGTTTTCAAGTCCGTCGTTAGGTAAAATGCGGCCGTTTGTATCTCTTTTTCTAACGTAAATTTGTCTTTTGAAAAAATGGCCACAGTAGACTCCGCCTTTCCAGTCAAACAAACTATAAGTATTTTGCCCTTGAGGTGCGAATTGTCCATTGACTCCAGACTTACTCATTTTCTCAATGTCTTCATATCGGAAAATCGCGCCTGCTTGTGACATCTTAACCATCTTTTTGCAGAACTCACGGCTGTTTTCTCTTATGTTTTGTGAATACGCATAGCGTAATTTATAAAGTCCAACATCACCCCACTTAGATTCCTTTTCGCCTTGAGCGTTACGCATTGTCGGCATCTTGTTTCGCTTTGCGAAAAACTCGCTTGTGTAGTTCATTTCGTTTTTTGGGTCGG